ACTTAGTAAGTGTAGCAATAGTTTTAATGCCAGTTCTACGCATTAAATATTTGTGTGATATTCGGCATCCATTTGGTGCAAACTCAAAAGATTTGCAAATGACATAAATTAACTTCTCATGGCTATTTAAGTTCTGATTGTTAATTAGGTCTTTGTCAAATTTCTCAAAATATTTCATTTAAACATACCTAATTCCCTATCAATCCTTTTTTTTGCTATTTCTATGTATTCAGGATTTAGTTCTATTAAAATGGCAGTACGATTAAATTGCTTTGCTACAATTCCTGTAGTACCAGAGCCACCAAAAGGATCTAAAACTACACCACCCTCTGGACAACCAGCTTTTATACATGGTTCAGCTAAATCTTTAGGAAAAGTTGCAAAATGTGCATCCTTGCAAGGCTTAGTAGTTACTGTCCAAACATTTCTTTTATTTTTTAAAGAATAAAATTTTTTTTCTATATTTTCTTTTTTATCAGTTACAATATTTGAATTTTTAAAGGAATTGCCATTTAAATAGTTTTTACTGTTTCTAAAATGATTACTTGTATTTTTGTAATTATCTTTGCATGGTTCTTTAATAGCATCTGCATCATAATAATATTTTTTAGACTTAGTTATAAGCCAGATCTTCTCATGGCATGAAGTTGGTCTATCTTTTGTACTTTCAGGCATTGGATTTGGTTTATGCCAAATAATTTCTGATCTTATCCACCAACCATCATCTTGTAGAGCTATAGCAATTCTATTTGGTATCATAACCAGGTCTTTAGGTTTTAAAGAACCTTGAATAGTAGAAAATGGTTTATCTACAAATCCTCTATCATCAAATTTACCCTTAATTTTATTTATTCTATTTTTTTGTAAATTCTTTTTCATGTCTTTAACTTTTGTGCCATTGACTGTTGCAGCATAACTATCACCATAATTTAACCATACTGTTGCTGTGTCTTTCAGCTTCGGTTTCATAGCTCTAAAAAGTTCTACAATATTTTTGATATGCTCTTGATAAGTTGGCTCTAAACCTAATTGTCCATCAACACCATAATCTCTTAAACCCCAATATGGCGGAGAAGTTACTACGCAATCTATAGAATTATCATCTAAATCTTTTAACTTATCAAATACATCACCTTGCAAAAAACTAATCAATTCTATTTTCCTTTTCTGCAATAAATCTACCAACTGCTGTTAATGACATTTTTAAAACTTTTTCTGCATAATGATCTGGGCAGTACGATTTTCCTTTTTCAATAATAACTGCACTTGCTTTGCAATCTTTAACGCAACAATCTTTTACAGGATCACCATACATATCTAATTCCATCCATTTACTTCTTCCTCTGCTTTAATAATTGCTTTACCGATTTCTGTTGCGATTTGTGGTACGATTGCGTTTCCAAGAGCTTTAATTCTGTTGGTTCTATCTTTGTCCAATCCATATTGTAGCCCATCAGGAATTCTGTAAAATTCGCTGAAAGTTTTCCACCAGCTTTTCTTGCTCTGGCTTCCAAACATTTTGAAGCTTGTGTGTTTCCCTTTAGTCTGTACTTGTGTTCTGATGTTGTTGGAGTTGGCAACATTTGTACTGCCATTGTTAGAGGTAATCCCCCTTGTTTGTATTTCTTTGTTCTCTCTGAAGCTGAGTCTTGTGTTGGTGTTGGCAATAATCCAAATTCTTTGTCTTTTGTGCCATGCTCCTTGCGAACTAGCTGAAATACTAAAAGTTTGGACTTCGTAACCAATGGTTTCCAAGTCATTGTGAATTCCTTGCAAGATTTCTCCATTTGAGATGTTAAGAAGATTTTGCACATTCTCTCCAATAATCCACCTTGCTTGTGTTTCTTTGATAACTCTAAGCATTTCAGGGAATAAGAATCTGTCATCATTTTTTCCTTTTTGTTTTCCAGCAATTGATATTGATTGGCATGGAAATCCCCCAGTAATGACATCTGCTTTAATTTTTGTTCCATCTAATTTTTTTATATCCTCATATATTGGTGTGTCTGGCCAATGCTTTTGCAAAACCTTTTGACAAAATTTATCTTTTTCACAAAAACCAATTGTTTTAAATTTACCAGTAGCTTCCAAGCCAAGACTAAAACCACCAATGCCACTAAATAAATCAAGTACACTTAATTCCATGCTCCATCTTTCAAAAAATTAATTGGTGTAAGTTTATCTAATGGTACTGAATGAACTTCTGGTCTGTCAGTAATGCCAAAGTCTGTTAAATATTTTGTAGTGTTTAAAACATAGCTGCTATTAACAAATCCTTTAATTTCAAATGTAGGACTTTTATCAATTACTAAAATATACATTTCACCAGCTTTGCT